CTTCTTTGGTAAATCTATAGGTTGGAAAATAATTGCCTTTTTCTAGTTCTAAATTTGGAAAATCTATATTACAAATATAAATTTTCTCTTTTAATTTATTTGTTTTCATTGGAGTTTAGGTTATTTACTGCTTCTATAAGTTCGTTGATTTTGAATATAATTTCTTGGTAAGACGGAAGTTTTTTATAACCATTTTGTATCTTTTCTGTTTTTGTAGCTTTCATACAATAATTTCCAACACTAGACCATTCTGTCCCAACCTCAACTATATTCGGCTCTATTTCCAATTTCTCTATCTTCTTTTGTAATGTTTTTGATTTCATAGGGTTATCTTTTAAGTTATTTTTGGGCATACTATCACAACCTCTATAACAACCCTTTCTAATGCCAAATTTTTTACAACCTTTACATATTTCTTTCATACATTTTATACTTAATCTAATAAATTATTTGATTTCATAGGTGTTAGTTTTTTCTTTTTACTCTTACTAATTTAAACAATGTCCATTTACCACCAGTAATTGAATCTGTATAATCTTTAGTGTGAGAAAGTTGACTAATTCCTTCACTATGGGAAAAAGAATATCTTCTAATATCACAAGGATTATCTGAACCAACAATCATCCAAATATATTTAGCAGATTCTTTTGGTTTTTTCTTTGCTGTTTGATAACCGAGTTCATAAGCACATCCTGCACATCCAATAAAACAAGTATGTTGTGGTTTATTTTTCATAGGTTTATCTTTTAAGTTATTTTTGGGCATAGTTAGTAAATAAATCTAATATGGTCTAACCACCAGAATAAAGCAATAATTCCAAAAGCTATAAGTGAAATAACCACGATAACTCCATAATAAACTATTTTCGCCCAAACTTTTTTAATTACTTCTTTCATACATTTTATACTTAATCTAATAAATCGCACAAGTGATTGAGAGGTGGGGAAGTAGACTCGTTTCCTAAATAAAAGTAATTCCTTACGATTCGCCACCTAGAATAGCTATTATTTATTACTGGAATTTGTGCTGTCTGTTCCATTTCTGGTGATTCCCCCACCTACCAACCACTATGAATAAAGAACCTAGTGCTGATTATATGGTCTCCAGTCCTTTCAGGTAAGCGAATTACTGTTATTTAGACAAACGCTTTCCAATAGTTGCAACGTGAGGTAGGAACTTTTTACATAGGGCGAACCCCTCATACAATCAGCTTTAGATTCTCTATTCTATTGTAATCAAAGAACTATTTAACCTTAAAATATTGGGTTATCATACGGTCCAAAACCACCCGACTTTGTATTTCTATTCACCCAGTGGGGACTTAATTTTATTCCTATAAACTTCGACTCTGACGCTCCAAACTTTCTAGGCTCAAAAGAAAATCTGTCGTCTTTTGCTCCATAAGCTTTTACTTCTTTTGTGAAAGTGATATTTGCTTTTGCTTTTCTACCTCCGTCTGATATACACCAATTTTTATATTCAGAATATAGAGTTGGGGTTTCTATTGAACTATCAGGGTCAAGAACTACACACTGCGACAAGAACCCCTCAACAGAGGAGTTTTCCTCTCTGTATTCGTTTAACATTTCCGTTTGTTCTTTTGTGACTATGAAATTATGTTTATCAGCCAAATCAATTGCTCCCTCAATCATCCAATTCAATATTCCCGAAAGCTCCTGCGCTAATAAACCAACACTTGAACGTAATCTAAAGTTAGGGTTCTTTCTATAATTATTTCTGAAATGAACTGCGCATATTCTCCTCTCCGTTGCAGTTGAAGTATCGTCAACTCTTGGCAATAAGTTTACTGAGAAAACAAATTTTGCTTGTGGTCTGAAAGTAAACTGTGGCTTGTATTTAATATCAATTGTCACTTGTTCTCCCGATATAAGTTTTTTCAATTTATTACTCTGATAATAATTTCCGTGAACCTCCTCAATTATATTTAATCTCTTTCCTATAAGTCCGTGCATACCAAAGGCTCCGTAAAGACTTTCAAGGTCTATATGTGAAGTTGCTTTTGTTCCAATAACCATAGCAATAGTATCTATGAAAGTTGATTTACCGTTTCCTCCGTCTCCAACCATAAACAGCGCTCTGTCATAAAGCATAGAGGAGCTCAAACAATACCCACAGAACTGTTTTATCAAAGTAATTTTCTCGTCAACTTCGGGTCCAGACATCCAGTCTTTTACACAGGCGTCCCATACAGGACATACTGCGTTAGGGTCATAATCAACAGGATATTGTATTAAAGATACATAGTTTGGGTTGTGAGGTCGTAATACTTTTGTATAAATATCTAATAAACCATTTCGGACATTTGCGATATACCCACCGTCATTTGATATAACCAGTAAAGGTATTATAGATAAAAGACAAGCAACCTTATCGGACACATTCTTTTTTGTCCTATAACCCCAAAGCATATCGTCATATAGGCCGTTTAAAACCATATCGGACACCTCTTGGTCTGACATTTCTACATATACTCCATTTTTATAGTTATAGACAATACCTATCTCATTCTTTTTTAGAAACGGATTTAGCGCAAGTAATTCTCTTTCATAGTTTGAAAATCTGACTTTATCTCCCTCTTTTCTACTCTTTAAAACTTTCGTATAGGCCTCCTGTATCTTTTGATTTTCGCTATCGGACATATTGTGAGCGATAACCTCGTTCTTATATGAAAATGTATAACCATTATTGTAAGCGCTATTCACAGTATTCATTATTTCCTGTGCTCCTCCTCTCTCTTTTTCAATTCCGTGCCAACCAGTTTTCTCTAGGTTCTTTAATGCTTTATCTTTACTCCAACCCGCCTGTCTCATAAGTGTCGCGGTAATAAGTAAAGAATGATTTCTCATATTCTCTGCGGGTAAACTGTCGGGGTGTGCGGAAACCAGTCTCTTGAAACTGTCTCTGTCCTCCATAGGAAACTCCTCATTTACTTTATCAAAGAAAGCCTTTTTCTCTGCGTCTGAAACTTTCTTGGCCTTATCACTTATAGGGCTCAACTTTAATGTTAGAGACTGTTCTGTGTTTGGAAAAACACTTTCCACCGTGTCCATAGAATATGTATTCGCAACTCTTTTATAATTCGGTTTAATTTTGAATACACCTGCTATTCCTTTCTTGTATGCGTCTCCACTCTTTTTCCAGTAATATGTTTTAGGAACTCGTAGTATTCTTGTTAGGTCTTTTACTTTCAAATCTGCGTTCAAAGCGTTTACTAGGTTCTGTTCTATTCTTTCCCAACGGGTCACTTTCTCGGTCCACTCGTCAGGAGTCATTTCGTCTTTGTATATCGCCTCGTCCAATACCCAGTATATGTGCCAACCGTTCATTGTTTCTAGTATAAAAGTCGGGTCCAATTTCTTTTTGATTTCCTCCAACTCCTCCTCTTTTTTCCTCCCGTCTATATCACAAAAGAAAGCATTTATAGAACTACAATTTTCTTTCTGCGCGTTAGGAGCGTTTTTAAAACCGTTCACAGTAAAATAACTCTCATAACCATTTATGTTTAATTCGTCTTTTCTTTCTATGCTCGCCACTGGAAGTCTGCCCTCTCCTGTTTGGTCTATGTATCTGTATACGTGGTCGGGAAAGAATGTTAAAAATTCGTCTTTATTTTCTGTCATACATTTTTGTTTAAAATATTCGTAGCAAAACGAAAACAGCCACTAGGCTCATAGGAGGAAATGTAACTAACCCCCTGACTAATGACTGTTTTCATTTTGCTACTAATATTCTTTTTTATCGTTACATTTTTATACATTTGCGTTTAAACTTTTTTAAAATGGAATGTCCTCTGCCTCTACCTCTTTTCCATAATTCTCTAACTCGTCTACCTTTTTACTTTCTGCTACTTGTGGTATTCCTCCCAACTTTGGAACTATTGTTGTCATAACCATATCGTGTAAGAAAGCAATTCTCTTTGTATCGTCCCAAACTTTTTCTCCTTTGACCGTGACTTGTTCCATATCGGGCATACCGTTTGGGTTCTCTCTTGTATAAGCGTGTTTTAGCGCTACACCGTCTTGATTAATAAATAGTGAACTCTTATTTTTTCCGTCTACTTCTTTTACGCTTGGACTTACTTTCATTTCTTTTGTTAAGTCTACGTTTGGAAGCATTTTTAGAAACGCGGTTGCGAAACTATTTGAGTAAGATAATTGTAAAGTATACAATTCGTCTTTATCTTTGAAACCGAAATTCCAAGTCTTACCATACGCCCCGTCCTGAACCTTTATACTCACTAACTTTCCCGTAAAGCTGTCATAAAACTTTTCGTGAACTGTCTTACCCAACTTATTTGTTCTTGTAATTGCGCCCTCCGTTCCTTCTTGCACTCGCTGACAAAACTTGCCACCAAGAATTGTAATAAACTTTCCCTCACCTCGTTGTTCTAAACCCATTTGTTTGTTAGTGGACTACCACCATTTTTTATTATTAAACGGAAAATATCTCCGTCAGATTTTGTTCTATGACTAATAGAATAATATCTAGCACTTATTATACTCTTGTCTATATGTCGGCACAAGATAGACAACTGTTGATAACTTGTGTCGTGTTAGTTTCTAAGAAAAACTATAACACAAACTATCATTACGATTACTATAATAACGTTCATTTTACTACTGTTTTAGGTTATTCTTACTAAACTCTGCGACTTTTTTCTCTGCATATAAATCTGCATAATCTATCAACTCGTCTATGTCTAAGTTTGATAACCAATAATCGTAAGCGTCCTCTACATTATCTTTCGTTCCCGTATATTCCTCCATAAAACTCTCCTCCAAATACTCATTAAAGTTTTTTAAGTTTTGCATTTTGTTTTTTTATTTTTTTTAATAATCTCAACTCTCTATATCTCGCATTTATTTTTTCTTGATTTGCTTTTCTCCAAGCCTCTTGTCTTTCTTTCCACTTTACATTATTTCGTTGCACTCTACATTTCTCGCTACAATAAGTTCTAAATCGGGCCTCCGTAATTTCTGCGCCACAGATAATACAGTCTGCTCTTATATCTATTTTCATATATGTCTTTTTAATACTTCAATTATTTTGTCCTCTAATAAATAATACTCCTCTCCGTCTATTGCTTTACCCTCTCTAACCTCAATAACATTTTCTATCAAGTCCATAGCAATACCGACCAATTTGTCGTGTTCTTTGTCTTTCTCTAACATTTTTATTTCTTTATCTGTTTTTTTTCTTGCTATCTCTTTTTGTTTAGGGTTATGCTTACAATTCACATTATCGCCTCTATTATAACAAGCCCCGTCCTTACATAAGTTTTTTTCGTTTAAGTATCTTATATCGCCATCACTATCAACTACATTTCCATTATCTAATAGAAAAAACTTATAGTTATTATAGTGTTGTAATTTACTTATAACTATTCCGTATTTTTCTTTCGCTATCTTTTGTGATATTCGTTTTTTCATTTTAATTTGTATATTTAATTAAAACTTGTAAAAGTTTATTATAATCTCCGCTCGTTGCCTCTATCACTACTTTTGCTATTTCCTCTTTACTCCAACCCTCTTTTTTTGCTTGTCTAGTAAAAGCCCCTATAAGTGCAAAAGCGTTTCCGTCTAAACCCTCTAACTCTAAATCAATTTTTTTCATATATTTTATTCTTTTATTTCTCTTATTTCAACGACCTCGTTATCTGTTATGTCTAAATTATATTCGTCTAAAAAACTTGCGACAACTTGTTCCATAGCTTTTTGCCTATCTTTTGCAAAACAAACTTCTGTAAACTTTAAGTCAATATCTACCTCAAATCTTTTTTCTTTTTTCTTATTTTTCATTTTGTTTTTATTATGCTACTAAATAAATATCTGTTATATTTCCCGTTGGGTTATTGGTATGGACTTCAAAAAGCCCCCTATCAGTTTCATAAACAATTCCTTTCGGTATTCTCATATCTGTAATATAAATGTCCTCCATATTTTTCTCGGAAGCTATCAGTTTATATTTGAAAGAAGTTTTCATAAGCCCGCGACTTCTAATAAAATCGCCTCTAATTGTTTTTTCAATATCTCTAAACCGCTTTCCCTCCATTTTTTCTATTGGTATATGTTGAGCCATATTATTTGAATACTATTTCACTACTAATAACGACCTTTCGTCTTTCTAATTCTTTTCCAAGTGCATTAAGCATACGCAAGTCCGACATACCATAACAAGCGCTCTCGCCATAAATACTATCGTTATAACTTTTATAGTAATCTTTCAACTTTTTTGTCGTCCACTCGCTAAAATACTTACTATTGTCATTTTTCTTTTTCATTTTATTTTTTGTTATATTCTTTAATAAGTGGGTTAATCGTCTCTATATCTATTTCCTCCTCCTCAAAAATCTCACTCTCGTCTACATACGCTATTACTCCTAGCGCTATATATTTTTCTTTTGTTCCGTCATAGTTCAAAAATCTAGGGTCAATTCTATTCCAATTATTTCCCTCCTCGTCTGACGCTACTACCACTGTAAAACCGTCCTCCATAGCCTTTTCTATGGCCCTTTGTATTCTATTTATTGCTTTCGATTTTTCGTTTGTCATACATTTTTAATATATTATTTGTTAAATTAAACACCGACCTTTCAATTTGTTTTACAATTACTTTTGGCTTATCAAACTTTTCATATATGCCCTCTAAGTATTCAATTTCTTTTACTTTGTCTTTCAACTTACTATCAAAAGAAAAATTACATACGGGGCAATAAACCTCTCCCTCCTCTATCTCTTTTTCTTTCAAACAATTTTTACATTTTCTCATTACATTTTTGGCGGGTATATCGCTCCCGCCTAGCGTTTAGTTTTTAAATTATGCTCCTCTCAACTTATTCAACTCGTCTATTCTTTTATATAAAGTCTCCAACTCTTTTCTTATTTCCTCTCTAACTTTCGCAACTGTATCTGTACCTTGAAAACAATTTGTTCCTCTAATAACATTTTCCAACTGACCTATGCTATCTTGTATTCTCCTAATCTCTATATTCATTTCTCTTAATTTCATTTTGTTTGCGTTATAGTTATCGTCTAATAATTTTCGACCACCTCCTAACTCAATTTTGAGTGTCGTTTTTTGACCGAATAGGGTATTTTGATAAATTATCTAAACATATATAAACTGCTCTTAATTCTTTTTTGAAGTCCGTGTCTAACTCCCGCTCGATAAGTGTTTGTTATGTATGCTTTGTATTTATTCATAACATTTCTTTTTACGGGAAGTCTTAGTTCTTGTATCTTGGTCCGCGCCCATAGTGTCGCAACACTCTCTTGCTCTGCTCGTTTCATATTGCTTTTGTCTGTCTCAATATGGCCTATCTCGTGGAGGAGAGAAAAAAGACTTCCATAACTTTCCTTTATTCTCAACTTACAGATTTTGCGCTCCTTACAGTGCGCGTGCGTTCTGCTCCAACACTTGCTCTCGGGGTCCATTATTATTTTAAAATCTAAAACTAATTGCTCTTGTATTTTTTTATAATTCATTTTTACATTTTAGCCCTATTCGGTTGTCAAAAAACTTTCCCTCTATGTCTATGATAGCAAATGTGTCGCTTGAAGTCAATACCATATATGTGTTCCAATATATTTTTACTAATTGACAAATTAAATAATCTGTGTTATGTCGTTTGACAATTCTAAAATCTGTGTTCTAATGACTTGACAAACTCAATTTTATGTGAGAATTATTTATTAATTAATTTCTCTAATAATTCGGCCTCAGTCTCGTTATATCTGTATCTCATATAATCGTCTAGTAAATGTTCTTGCTCTGCGTCTGCGCTAGCATTATCATAAATGCGTATGTCCTCATTAAACCAACTACAACACTCGCTCTCTAACTCACTGAAAGTTAAATTGTTAAGGCGGTCATATTCTTTTTGTCTAACCTCTCTCAATAGTTCTTTTCTATCTTTCATATTATTTTTTCCTTAGTGTCGCTCTAATAAGTTCACTCTCTGTTAGTATAATTTTTATACCTCCTTTTGTGTATAATTTATATCTTTTTTCTCTTTTCTTTCTCATAGTTTTATATCTCTTTTATATAACAATAGTCCGCTATCTCGTTTACGGGTATGTGTCTAACATAACCGTTATAACAGACTTGTGAATAATAACCTTGCGCCTCATAGTTTTTGGTCCACTCTAACAACTCCTTTATGGCTTGTTTTCTGCTCCTATATATCGCTCCGTCCATATTTATTGGTATGTTATCGGGCGACAATACTTGATATTTTTTACTCATAGTTTTATTAATTTATAGGGTCAAAAGGGTCCTCAGTTTCATTTACATTATAAACATAGACTAAGTCCGTGCTCGTGTCTCCTACTTGATTATAGTGTTTGGTCCCGCTTACATTTATTCTATTAAACTCGTCTATCGCTAAACTCTGCGCCTCCATTTCGTCCTTTGCGTAAACGTCTATTATAAAATAATCTGTCTGTTTCAACTCAACTTTATATTTGTTTTTCATTTTATTAATTTGCTAAAAATACTGCTAGTAAAAATATTGCTATAACTGCTACTATTATTCCCTCCATATTATTTATTTATTAATTACTAATAACTTGCTACTTGCTCTGTATATCTAACCTCTCGGGTCCCGTCTCTAACCTCTATATCTTTTACTAACTCTGCTATAAACTGTAAAATCTCTGTTTTGTCTGCGTAATACTCTGCTTGCTCTCCTTTGCTAAAAAAACCGTCCTTTGTATAATAATCGGGCCTCTGTGTATCACTGCTATTCTGTAAATCTCTAACAAAATCTGCTACATTATTATACTCGCTCATAAAACCGTTATGATTATAATGCGCTATAAAACCGCTCATATTTATAACAAAATCATACGCGTCTTTTGTAAGCGCTCCTATGTCTTTTGTTTTTATTATTCTTGCTATGCTCTGTTTTATACCGCTTTTATTCAATAACCACTTGGCGTGGTGTCTTGGGTTGCTACAATTACACTTTGTGTTTGGGTTGTCTATATATTTCATATTATTAATTTTATTATTACTACTATTAATGCTCCTATAATTGCTCCCGCGCTAAAACCTCTCCCGTATGCGCTATATATTAATTTTTTATGTTGTTTTTGGTCCATATATTTATTTATAACCAATTTACACTCCTAATATAACTACATATCGGGCCGTCTATATTATCGTATTTATTATCTACTACATATTTACACAACTCATACTGTATATCGCTTGAAAAATAGTTATCTAATGCGTTTGCTATCTCGTTTCCTATCTCTCCATAGTTTATAACCTCGTTATAAAATGTTTTGGCGTTGTATTTTTTCCCGTCTTTCCTATTAAGTATTAAATCTATTATCATATTTGTTTATGTTATCGGGCTTGCGGGCCGTTATGGCCCGCGTCCCGCGTGTTATTAATTAAATTTGACTAGTGCATCTTCTAATAGTCTCATAAATTGCTCTCCGTCTATTCTCTTGCTCTTGTCGGGCTCGCACTCGTTAAGCAATTTGCCCGTTGTTGTACTCCAATCATTTTGGCGTGTAAAGTTATAATGTTGTATATTCTCCACAGTCTCGATTCTTGCGCTAAATGATACGGGCGTTTCATAACTAAAATATATCTTTATATTATTTCCGTTGCTCCCGTCTATCTTTAGAAAGTTTTTATTTACTGTCCCTAAGTTTTTTAATTGTATATTCATAATGTTTTATGTTATCGGGCTTGCGGGCCGTTATGGCCCGCGCGTCCCGTGTATGATTAAATGTTATTCTCTATCTCGAAAGCCTCTTGTAATAACTCGGCTTGCTCCTCCTCTGTCATATTCTCAACTTGATAGTCTATCTCCTTCTGGTCTATCTCTGCGTAAACTCCAAACTGTCCTAATGGGCTAAGAGAAAATGTTATACCTCTCTCTGTGCCTCCCGTCTCTGCTATAAAGCCTTTATGGTCTAGGGCTCTCATTAACTCGGCCTTTTTTAACGCAAACAACTTGCTATAATCTTTATGTGTTTTCTCCATAAAAATGTTTAAGCCATTTTTATTATTAACGCGTGCCTCATATTGCGATATGTGCTCGCTCGGCTTATGTATATATGATATATAATGTGTCTGTTAAAGTCAATATCATAAATACGCTATAACACAGATTTATATGCTCTGTCAATGAGTGCTAGGCTCGGGGGGTGTATTGCTAGGGGCTATATACGGGGGCGCGGGGAAGTTAAATTGTAATGTCGCACAATATAAGTGGTAGCGACACGCCCTAAGTAAATATGATATGTATGTCGCACAATAATTATGCTCTATATACTATACCTCAACGCACGCTTTAAAATTGATTAATAATATAATAAAAATATATAGACAGGCTGAAAGAGGCAGACGGGGTAACCCCTTGCCTAAGCCCCCCCTACAAAAATAAAAAAAAAGATAGTTACCATTTTCTGCGCGTGCACAAATTGGTCTTATGGGGATAACTTTGTTTATAAGTTGATAATTCTATTAAAAGTTGTCAAAAAAAATTTCTAAAAAATTTTACAATCTATGCACCTTAAAAATAAATCTATGCAAATTAGTTATGTCCAAGTAAAACATATAGATTTATAGCCTTATATTTACAAACATAGGCATTACTAGGCACAACTCAAATAGTTATGCCTATTCAATATATGGCTAGTTTATTGGTTAATTCTATTAAAATAGACTTAAGGCATAACTATTCTCTAAAAACTAGTATAGATATTATTATATATATATAACTATATCTAATACATATAATTATATATATATAATTAAATATACGAAGTCTCTATGCCATATTTTCTTATGTCGTGCCTATGTAGGTTGCATATAATTATGATATATGTTAAGATTAAAGTATGAAAAAATTAACAACGTTTTGGGTAGATGAGAATTTATTAAAAGAGTTTAAGGTTTGTGCGAGTGATAGAGGTTTATCAATGGCTTCGTTTATTATTACAATGATGAAAGAAGTTGTAGAAGATTCTAAACTTTCAAAATCTCCAGAATATAAGGAGGAGATGATAAGAGTTAAGGTTGAAAGAAAATTAAAAGCGGAGGAAGAGGAAATACAAGCAGAAGCGAGATGGAAAGATAAAGAAAGAAGAATTAATGATGGAACTTACGTATGGGGGTCTGATGCCGAATTCGAACAATCTCTTAAAGAAAATTTATAAAATTTTGACACTGAATTAATCGGTGCTATACTTATAATATGAAAATACCAAGAAATGGTTCATCACTGCAACAGACTGCGTATGCAAGGCGTATCTTCGGAGGGCAGGGGAAGTGTAAGAAGGATATTGCTATGGAGGTAGGATATTCTCCGAATGTTGCTAATTCGTTGAGTTCACACGTAGAGAATACGGTTGGTTTTCATAATGCTATGGCAAAGCTAGCGGCGGACTCAAACAATTTAGCACTGGCGGCTATGGAGGAGTTCAAGGCCAGAGGGTTCAAAGGATTTACGGATAAGAACTTAATCGGTGCGTTGAACGCGATTGGCTCTGCGTGGTCTCGGTTCAACGCGGTTACAAAGGATAAGGGGGATGGAGCGAAGTCGACTAATAAATTGCGAACGGTTATTCTCCAGCAGATTGAGAATCAGACGGTAAATACTTCGCCTGTGCCTGAGATAAAGGAGGTAGTGGTTAATGAAGATTTTTAATGGCTAATATATATAAGGAACATAACAATAAGGTGGTAGAGATTCTTACACAGAATCCTGACCTGATAAAGGACCAGACTTGGAGATTAAACAATTTGTATTGGATAATCACTAAGGACGGAGACAAGTCGGTTTTTTCTATGAACAGGGCGCAATTACATTTTTATACAAATTATCTAGCGGTTCCAAAACCGTACCATAGGCACGTGATACTCAAGTCTCGACAGTTGGGATTCACAACTTTCATTGACCTTTTTATACTCGATTCGATTCTGTTCTCTCCGAATAAGGAGGGACTTATTATTGCGCACAAAGTTCAGGATGCGACTGAGATTTTTGATAAAAAGATAGACTTCGCTTTGAGAAATATGGCGGAGGATGTGAAGGGGGCATTTTTTAAAATGGCGCAGAGAAGCTCTCGCAAAGTGCAGGTAGTTATTGATTATGGACCCGATGCTGGTTCCACTTCTTCAATTGCTGTTTCGGTATCAGGACGTTCTGGTACTTATCACTATGTCCACGTGTCCGAGTTCGCTAAGATGTGCGCGCTATTTCCAAAGCGTGCGGAGGAGGTGGAGAGAGGTACTTTCCCTACGGTTCCTTTTGATGGATTTATTTTTATTGAGTCTACTGCGGAAGGTATGGCTGGCCGCTTCTATGAAATATTCCAACAGAATTGGCTATCGCGAGATAAGATAAGTCCGCTGATTTCTCAGGTGAATTTCTTACCACACTTTTACAACTGGCAGTATGATGATATGGAAATGAAGAAAATTTATGAGAATATACCAGTGACTGAGATGGAGACTTGCGAGATTGACTGGGGGGAATATCAAAAGGAACATAACCTCACGGACAAAGAGATAACTTATTATTATATGAAATGGTTACAGTTCGGGGGGAAGAATAGTCCCGATGCTATAAAGTCACTGATGCAGGAATACCCTACAACTCAGGAGGAGGCGTTCTTATCCACAGGTCAGACCTACTTCTCAACAGCAAAGGTGGCGAAACTTTTACAGGAGGTTAAGCCAGGACAAAAAGGTGAACTCGGAACTAATGAAAAAGGAGATGTAATTTTCAACCCCGTATCCTCTGGTTCTTTGGAGATATTCAAACATCCCGAGTTGGGGACTAAGTATATAATCGGGGGAGATACTGCGGAGGGACTTGCGCACGGAGATGCTCAAGTGCTTTATGTTATAAATCACAAGACGGAAGAGTGTGACGCGCTCTATCGTTCGAGTGTGGCGCCTGATGAACTTGCAAACGAGGCTTATAAGCTCGGAAAGTTCTATAACTTCGCTCTTTTGGGGATTGAGGTGAACAAAGATGGTCTTTGGGTGAATGATGCCCTCGAAAAGATGGGGTATATCAATTTGTACTACAGAAAGGTCTTTGATGATATAACTCAGAAAGTAACGAGGTTTTTTGGGTGGAAAACGACTTCCGCTACCCGTCCGTTTGCTTTAGCAGCACTAAAGGCAGTCTTTTTTAGGAAAGAATCAGGGTTTCCAGCAATGATATTGAACGAAATGCTCACTTTTATAAGAAATATGAAGGGTAAACCTGAGGCAATGGACAAAAAACATGATGACGTTATCATGGCCGCGAGTATTGGCTATGCAATTCTTCAAGAACAGGGTAAATATGTCGCAGATACGACCGCTGGAGAAGGTTTCAGTCACTTAAAGTGCATTTTTGGAGAAAATAATGAGAATAAAATGCAGTATTAAACTTTTTTTTGATAAAAATTTGACATATTAAAATAAAAGCACATAATTAAGTAAATGAATAGTAAAAAATTACAAAAACAACATATAGCTGATAAAAAATATCGTTCTAAGGAAGAAAATATGGAAAAAATTAGAACCAGAGAAAGAGAGAGAAGAAGTCAGGTCCGAAAATCAGTAGTCCAATCTCTTGGTGGGAAGTGTTGTAAGTGTGGTTTTTCAGATGAGAGAGCTTTACAGATTGACCATGTTGTTGGTGATGGAAATTTGGAAAGAACCAAGAATGGGTATAGGTCAGGTTATTATGTTAGAGTCTTGGTTAGTTTTTTGAAGAAAGAGAATAAATACCAATTACTATGTGCGAATTGCAACTGGATTAAAAAAGTTGAAAATAAGGAACATAGAAAAAATAAGAATAAATTATAAACCCATTAATTTTAATAAAAACTCATGGCTAATGATATGACACCCGTCACAACAGAGAATATGACTTCACCAACTGGAAATGTTGGTAAGACAGATTCTGATACTATTAAATTCATCACTGACAAAAAGAAGGAGATGAAAAAGTCTCAGTATCGAGAAAAATTTGATGCACTCGCTTCTGAAATTGCTATTAATATAATGAACACTAATGTTTCGTATGGACAAAAACTTTACGAGAAGTCTGGTTGGGGTTCAATGGTATTTTATAACAAGATGGCGAATGGTGCTTATGATATAAACGTCTATCCACAAAAATTGACTGACAGAGACCAGAATCGTTCTGGAGTTCCAGTATCAGCTGAGCCAATAGCGTTCTCAAAGATTATGATTGCAACTAGCGTGCTTGCTGGAAAACTTCCTGACGCAACTGTTATTGCTGACGATAAAGTTTATGCAAAAGCAATGTATGAATTATGGAAAAGAAATTGGTCTATGACTGGAGCAAACGGAGCAAACACTTTAATGCTTGACTATCAGAACTTATTTACATACGGATGGTGTGCACACAGAGTTTACCCACGAAGAGTTCAAGTTACACGAAATGGAGTTAAGAAAATTTTATTTGATGATGTATACAGAGAACCACTAGATGTTACTAGAACTTGGTTAGGAGTTGGTTTTAATAATGGAGACATCTGGTCACAGATGGAAGTTTATTATGAAAAGGATATGCCGAAGGAAGATTTTTATACAATGTATCCTGATGCTAAGATAGCAAAAAATAAAAAGAAACTTGAATATTGTTCTGTTACAGAAGAATCAAAAGATGAAAATTATGAAAAAACACGTACAAGTGTAACTATTGGATATTATGAAAATGTACTTTTAAATAGATATATTGTTGTTTGTGGAAAGATGGTAATTTATGATGGTGAACTTCCAAATGATGGTAGCCATGGTTCAGTTGTAGTTGCTAGATGTTTCCAAAAAAATCTTAGTGACCCATACGGAGTAGGTCTTTATGAAATGATGAGAGGAAACACTGCATTATTCACTTATATTAATTCTCTTAATGCTCAACAAGTTGAAGCTGAAATATTCCCATTACTCTTCGGAGCTCAGGTTCAGAACGGAACAGCTTCGTATAAGAGAGGACCAAACATTGTAAATCCTAAACACCCAGGAACTGAAATTGATGTTGTAAAAACTTCAGGTAATGTCCAGCAAGGAATTATGTTTGGGGATAAACAAAAAGTATCAATAGAAGAAAATACTGGTATCAACAATATCGTTGCTGGTCAAAATTCAGAGAACACTCTTGGTTCAACCGTTATTCTAAAAGAAGCTGCTTACAATAGATTAACTGCTCCAAAGAATTCTATGATTGCAGGACTAGAATTAGATGCTCATATTGCAAATACTTGGATGTCACAGATTTATCCTGTCGATAAAATATTTATGATTGATTCTGAAGACCAACTTGCTGAATTTGCAAGACAAAATAAAGATTACTTTATAGAATCACAACCAGTTCTTGATGATAACGGAGTCCCAGTAGGATATGTCGCAGCCGCTTCTCAAAACTTGAGATTAAATTTCGACTTCACAGCTGAAGGAGATATTATGGAGAACGTCCCAACAAGACAAATTTCAACGAAAGGTTTGTTTGATGAAATGAA